AACCAATTAAATACAAACTATGCTGCTGCTTACTGGCCTTGGGTTCAAGTATTAAGTGCTGCTACAGGTAAGTTAGTATGGGTTCCAGCTTCAACAGTAATGCCTGGTGTTTATGCATTTAACGACAGAGTAAGTGCTGAATGGTTTGCTCCTGCTGGTTTAAACAGAGGTGGTGTTGGTGGTGCTTTACAAGCTGAAAGAAAATTAGGCACAAACGATCGCGATACTTTATATCAAAACAAAGTTAACCCAATTGCTAGTTTCCCTGGTGTTGGTTTAGTAGCTTATGGTCAGAAAACATTACAGACTAAAGCTTCAGCTCTTGATCGTATTAACGTTCGTCGTTTGTTGATTAACTTAAAGAGATATGTTAGAGTAGTTGCTGAAAGCTTATTATTCGAACAAAATACTTTAACTACAAGAAATAACTTCGTTTCACAAGTTAACCCATACATGGAATCAGTGCAACAAAGACAAGGTCTTTATGCATATAAGGTAGTAATGGATGACAGTAACAATACTCCTGACGTAATTGACAGAAACCAATTGGTAGGAGCTATTTACATTCAACCTGCTAAAACAGTTGAATTTATCTACATTACCTTTAACATTACCCCAACTGGTGTGACTTTTGGAGCTTAACATATTTATAACAAGATAAAAACATAAGACAATGCCAGTATTAAACCCTAACGAAATAATGTTTACAGCTTTTGAACCAAAAGTTCAAAACCGCTTTTTAATGACTATTCAAGGTGTTCCTTCATACTTAGTTCATAAAGTAAAATTCCCTGATATTAACTTAAAAGAAATTAAAGTTGATCATATTAACGTATATCGTAAAGTTAAGGGAAAAGCTGAGTGGCAAGACATGACACTGAATCTTTACGATCCTGTAACACCTTCAGGTGAACAGGTAGTAATGGAATGGATTCGTTTATCACACGAATCAGTAACAGGCCGTGATGGTTACTCAGATTTCTACAAGAAAGACATCACATTAAGTGAATTAGGTCCTGTAGGTGATGTTGTAGGTGAATGGATCATTAAAGGTGCATTTATTAAACAAGCCAATTTTGGTGATGGTGATTGGAGTCAAGGTGAATCGTTAAAAGACATTCAATTAACTCTCGCTATGGATTATTGCATCCTGAACTACTAAAAAATATATACTTAAAAGGTACAAAGGAAGTCTGGTTTTTTTGCCAGACTTTTTTTGTTTGTATATATTTATTATAAATAAGTTATTATGAGCGAATTTAAATTTCCAACAGAAGTTATTGATTTACCTAGTAAAGGTTTAATCTATCCAGAGTCTAGTCCATTAAGTTCAGGAACTATTGAACTAAAGTACATGTCTGCTAAAGAAGAAGACATTTTAACAAATGTTAACTTTATTGAAAAAGGGATTATAGTTGATAAATTACTACAAAGTTTAATTGTAAGTAAAATTAATTATAGTGAACTAATCACTGGTGACAAAAATGCTATTTTAGTAGCAGCACGTATTTTAGGTTTTGGCGCTGAATATCCTATTGAAGTATTAGATAAATACGGAAAGAAAATTTCTATTACTATTAACTTAAGTGAATTAAAAAATAAATCTTTTAATGAATCTTTATTTGTAAAAGAAAAAAATGAATTTATTTATGTTTTACCACAAAGTAAAGTAACTGTTGTTTTTAAACTTTTAACACATGGAGATGAACAAAAAATTGAAGAAGAAATTAAGGGATTAAAGAAAACACGTCCTCAAGAAAGCTTTGATGTAACTACCCGTTTAAAACACCAAATTCTCGCAGTAAACGGCGATAGTAACACAGAAAAAATTAGGATGTTCGTAGATAACATGTTGTTATCTGATTCACGAGCTTTGCGCAAGTATATCAATGAAATTTCTCCTGACTTAGACATGGTGTTTAGTTATGAAGATTCTAAAGGAGACATTGTGGAGGGTGTCTCTATGCCTATGAATATCAACTTTCTTTACCCTGACGCCGAACTATAGATCAGGTTTTATGAGTGAAATCCATGATTTAACTTATCATGGAGGAGGGGGTTTTATATATAGTGAAGTTTGGCAAATGCCTATAATGACTAGAAGATTTCATATTCGCAAAATTAATGAATTTTTAGAAAAAAAGACAGAAGCTGAAGAAAAAGCAATGAGAGGAGACACGACGATAGATGCTAAATCTTATGCTAAAAATATACAAGTACCTGATTTTGTTAGTACAGTAAAAAAATCATAATTTAAATATTTATTAATATGGCTGATCCAAATGATTCTTTATTTTCTAAAATAAGTGTTGATAATGAATTAATACAAAATGCTAGAGATGCTGCTCAAGAATTTAACAATTTAAAAACTAATATTAATAGTACTGATTTTTCTAAAGTCAATTCAGGTATTAAAGATTACAACAGTGCTACTAGAGATTTAAATGAAGCTTTAAAAGAAACAGTTGATTATTTAAAAGACTTAAAAAGTCAGGGAGATTTGTGGGCTAAAAAAACTTTAGAAATGGCACAAGCTCAGGCAGCTTTAGCTAAGGGAAAAGATACTCTTCAAAATTTAACAGCTCAAGTATCAAATCAAGCTAAATTAAATAAACAATTAGAAGAAGGAGTTGAAGCTAGAAGAAAAGTAGGAGAATATTTAACTAAAGCTGAAAGAGCTCAGTTTAACTTTAATGAAGCATTAAAATCAGGAGTAGCCACTCAACAGGAATTAGAAGAGTTACAGAAAAAAGCTGTAGATGCTGCTGATAGTTTACAAGATTTTCAAGAAAAATCAGCTATTTTAGCTAAAATAATTAATGGTGAGTGGGAAGCTGGTATTAATTCTTTAGATAAACAAAAAGCAAGAACAGCAGCTATTCAAGCTCTTCAAAATGAACAACAACAAGATATTGTAAATAATAGAGAAAGAGAATTAAAAACTTTAAATGCTATGACTACACCTTTAGATAAACTATTCGGTACAGTCAATTTAATTTATAATAAACTGAAAGAAACTGATCTTGGGAAATGGGCTGGAGGAGTTATAGATAAAATAGGATTAGGATTTGCTGCCTTATTTACTAGAATGTTAGAATTTGACAAGATGTTAACAACATCCGCAAAACAATTAGGCATATCTGTAGAAGGAGCTAGAAATTTAGCAGTAGTATTTGAAGGAGCTTCAATGAATGCAGGTAAAATTAATTCTAATGCTAATATGCTTGTATCTAACATAAAAAATCAATTTGAAGCTCAAAACCAAATTAATGAAGCTTTTGGAACTGCTGTTATGTTAACAGATCAAGAAAGAATTGATTTAGTAGTTATTACAAAACAATTAGGTCTTCAAGCAGAAGAAGCAGCTAAAATTTATAAGTTACATATTTTAAGTGGTAAAAGTGTTAATGATATTCTTCATACTGTTTCCGATCAAGTAATTCGAGCTAGAAGTTTGTATGGTGTTAATTTAAACCTAAAACAAACAATGCAAGAAGTTGCTAAGGTAAATGACCAAATAGCAATTCAATACAGAAATAATCCAGAAGCAATTGCTAAAGCTGTAGTTCAAGTTAAAGCACTTGGTTTATCAATGGATCAAGCAGCAAGTGCATCAGAAAAAATGTTAGATTTTGCAGGAAGTTTACAAAATGAATTAGAAGCAGAATTATTAACAGGTAAAGCTATTAATTTAGAACAAGCAAGATACTATGCTTTAATGGGTGATACTGCTAATGCTGCTAAAGAATTAATGAATAACGTTGGAGGAATCGAAGAATATCAAAATCTTAACGTACTTCAACAAAAATCATTAGCCCAAGCTGTAGGAATGACTAGAGAAGAATTGTCTAAAACAGTAAGAGAACAAGAACTTTTAAAAGGAACTCAATATCAAACTGTTGAAGCAATGAAAGAAGCAGCTGCTTTAGCTGCTAGAGAAGGAAAAAGTCAAGAATTTCTTAATAGTTTAAGACAAGCAGGAACTAGTGAAGAACTAATAAGACAAGCAACTCAAATTAGTAACCAAGAAAAATTCCAAATGGCTATTGAAAAACTTCAAGAAACTTTAGCTAATATAATGACTGGTCCCTTCGGTAAATTAATAGATGGATTTGGAAAATTAGTAAGTAGTGCCACAGCATTAAAAGGTATATTGTATACAATGGCTTTTGTTTCTGGAGTTAAATTAGCAATGGGAATTAAAGACTTAACAACTAGCTTCCCCGGGTTAATAAGAGGAGCTAGATTATTTGCTATACAAATGAAAAGAGGGGCAATTGGATCTGCTTTGACTACGGCTTTATCTGGAAATTTATTAGCAATAATTGGAGGATTAGCAGCCGCTGGAGTAGCAGTAGCAGCCATTAACAGTGCTATCCCAGGAGGAGACGAAGGTAATGCTAATATTAATACAGGGGCAATTGGGGAAAACGTAGCGGCTCGTTCAGCTCCAACTAGAGAATCACAAAATATTACAATACAAAATAAATTTACATTAAACAACAGAGATTTAGGTTACATGGCTACATCAACCAACGTAGGCACACAAAGAAGATTTGATTCTTAATATTTATTATAAAACACCATGGCATTAAAAGATAGATTATTAGATCCAATCCAAACTAGCGTTTTTGGATTAGCAGGCAACAAAGGACCCGAATTTGAAAATGAAGGTCAAATGATGACATCAACAATACAAGCATTTGTAGGAGTACCTCCAACAAACACTTTATTAGCATCACAAGACTTAATTACTGGTCGTTTGTCTACTCAAATTCCATTATATCCTTACTTCAAAGCAGCTTCTAACCCTCCAGTGAGTTTTCCTCCTGGGTTAGAAGGACGTATAGCTCCTTGGGGCCCATACAAGTCTAAAGGCCCAGTAGAAGGAAGATATTAATGGCTGGTTTAAAGGAGATATTTGAAAGGGCCCAACAAACGGGTCAAGTTGAGTACACTTATTTTGGTGGTACCAATGTGTCTCCTTTTAATCAAACCTCAATTCCTGTTTATCCAGGCACAAATAAAAAATTAAATTCAAAGTCTCCTTACATAAGATTAGGATATGAAGGTGGATTTCCTGATGATCTTAAATTTAGAGAGGGTGATCCTACAGGTGTTTTTAATACTGGTTTAGCAATTGTTAGAGACACAGCTAGAATAGGAGCATTTTTCACGGATGTTCCTAATGGACCATTATGGTTAATTAAACAATCAGGATTACAATTATCAAACCCAGATACATCGTATCAATCTGTTACTACAGATGGATCTTCTACTTTACTGAGTAAATTAACTCAAATAGAAGGACCTAGATTTTACAATCCTATAGGTCTTAATACTTTAGCATCTGTAAGTGGAAATGCATTAGGCTTACATTTTACTCGCCATGGTTTAAGCCCTACAAATGATACTGGATATATTAGTTTAAATACTGTTAATACTCAAAATGGTGCCGAATTTAAAAGTAGACTAACAGAATACAAAAGTAAACTATTAAACAACAATCCCAGCCAAGAAACTCTTTTAAATAATTACGTTGGAGGACCTAATTCATTTTATGGAATAGGAAGAACAAGAACTTTTTCTTATGTAAACCAACAAGCTAAAAATTATTTATCTGCTAACAATGGAGATTTTGTTCCATTTACACTTAGTGACATAGATCTTTATTCGAATAAAGTAAGAAAAGGAGAAAATATAGTTACAATATCAACTCCAATTTCTTTAATAAATCCATTTAATTCTCCTCTTACTAATTTAATAACTGTAGAAACTAATGGTAATGGGAATGGATTTATACAAGATTTTAGACAAGTAAATGATAATAAAAATGCTGAAAACTATCCTGAATTAAATATTCATGATAGAGTAGGAGTAACAACAGGACAAGTAGCTGTAGGAACACCAAATACTGTAGATTCAATAAATGTTATTAGTATTACTCCAAGATCTGTATTTTATGGATACAGCAATTCAGCTACAAATAAAACAAATTCAGTTCCTTCAAATTTACTTTACAGTGGGTTATATGATAGTGCTGAAGTTAAATCAAAAACTAATGGTAGTTTTGGTAGAGACATAATTAAATTTAGAATAGAATTATTAAATAACGATCAACCTGTATTTGGGGGAACTACTATAAATACAGATGTATTAGCATTTAGAGCATATTTAGATACTTTAACTGACGACATGTCACCAACATGGAAACCATTTAATTATATGGGTAGAGGTGAAGATTTTTATGTTTATGAAAAATTTAGTAGAAAAATTAACTTTAGTTTTGTTATATTCGCACATTCTAAATATGAAATGCCTGCAATTTACACTAAGTTAAATTATTTAATGTCTGCTATGGCTCCTGATTATAACCGATATAATCAAATGAGAGGTACTTACGCTTATTTGACAATTGGAGATTACATATACCAACAACCTGGTGTGTTTACTCAAATGCAAATTAGTGGTTTGTTAGATGCACCTTGGGAAATTACACTAGCCGAACCAGAAGCAAGACCTAATATTAATGATTATACCGACAAATACCAACATGAAGTTCCTAAATATATGAAGGTAACTATGGCTTTTAATCCAATTCACAATTTCTTACCAAAGAAAAACCACAGAAACACAGCACATACTGCTACGTTTGTTACTCCTAACTGGAGACTTACAGGACACAATAATTATTATTTGCCACAAGATTTAGTAACTACACCTGATGGAACACAAAAATCAACGTTGATTAACATTCCAGAACAAAATATTAAAAACTAATAGTTATGAATAGATATCCTAATATATTAATAAGAAAACAACAAAATGGTTTAAGATATTTTGGGTCAAGTAAGTATCCACCTATTAGTCCTTCAATAAATGATTATTATATTATAACTATGCAAGGAGATAGGCTAGATAATTTATCAGCTCAGTTTTATGGAGATCCTACACTTTATTGGATACTTCAAGTAGCTAATGCTGACACAATCAATAGAGACTCATTGTATCCCCCTATTGGAGTACAATTAAGAATACCACAAGATTTATCTACAATCTTAAATGATTTTGATAATTTAAATCAACTTGATGAAGATAATATAATAACAACATAATAAAATAGTTTTGATAATAAAATAAAAATGGGCATATTTAAAGAAACATTAGCCGATAGTATTCAAACTCAACTTAGAGCTAGAACATTGATTGTAAGAGGGGTTAATGACGATAATCCAAACAACATTAGTAGAGACAATAGAAGTGGTTTGCTTCCTTGGTATCTTAGTAAAAATGCTTGGGTAAAAATGTCTTCTTTTACTGATTATAATGATGGGCGTGTGTATTTTGATGGAAGTGGAAGTGTTCTTGTAGATACGTCAAAAGGAAATTATGATGACGATAAACTTAGTAAAAAATATGTTCTATTTGGAGGTTCACTTTATTTTCAATCAGGTTCAAATATAAGTCAAGAAACCTTACGCTTTGGAGTAGCTACTCCTAGTGCAGTTTATGGAGGAAACATAGATAGAGCTGGAAAAAGTGGAGTAAATCACCCATATTTTAGACAAATGGGTATTAGACCCATGCCCGGTATTACAGGAGTAGAATTAAGAACATTAGGTGCTTATGGTTCTATATTTGAAACAACGGTAAAGTTTAATTGTTGGGATTCTCATCAACTTAATGAATTAGAACTTTTATATATGAGACCTGGATATTCAGTTCTTTTAGAATGGGGTTGGTCTCAATATTTAGATTATAATGATAGTTTAACTAATGCAAAATCAACATTACGTGAAGATGCAATTAAAACCCAATCATATATTGGTGGAACAATAGATCCGTTTGGTACTAAATTAACTCAAGACATAGTTTATAAACAACTACAATCATTACGTGAAAAATACCGTCATAACTATGATGGAATGTTAGGTTATGTAAAAAACTTTAAATGGAAATTAAGAAGAGATGGAGGTTATGATTGTGAAACAGTGTTAATTTCAATGGGAGAAGTCATCAATACTATAAAGATGAGTACAAATTCTAACACTTTAAGGAATGATGCTAGTCTTAATTTAACTAAAGTAAATGATTCTTACACATATGATGATTATGAAAACATATTGTTAAGTTTAAAAGCACTTCAAGAAAGATTACTCCCTGGAGATTTTCAGTCAATAAATGAATCTCAATATTCAGGAAGTTGGAATTATGATATAAATTATGTCAACCCCAAAGATGTTGAAGAAAAATTAAAAAAGTCTAAATATCCAGATCAAGCTAAACGACTTGCCGACCAACCATACTTTAAATATGTAATATCTGATCCTGATGGAGATTCATATGTAGGAAGTAAATATGAATATATTACTTTAGATGTGTGGTTAGCTATTATAGGATCCTACTGTAATTTAAAACAAAAATCAAAATCAGGAGAAGTATCAGATGTGGTTCGATTATTAGTACCTACTGACACAGATTATTGTTTAGCAGGGCCTGATACTATTTCTATTGATGCTGGAGTTTGTTTAGTAAAAAATGAAGGAGCGTTTGCAAAAGAATTTGGAGTATTATCTATTCCTGATTTTAACCCTAAAGTAAGTGGAGCAAATCCTCCTATTTTTTATCGCAGTGGAGATACTACATATGTTATTACAAATGAAGAAAACTTACAGTTTTTTGATAAAACTGCCAAAAACGGTAAATTAAAAAATATATTATTAAATATAGATCTTTTATTAGGAATATATAGATCAATTAAATCTGATGATTATGATAATGGAGTTGTCATGGTTGATTACATAAAAAGTGTAATGCATAAAGTTTCAACATCTTTAGGAGGATTAAATAACTTTATTGTGTCTACAGCTGGTCTTAATCAAAACCAAGCACAAATAGTAGATACTTATTATTTAAATAAACAACCTAAAGACACATTTTATGAATTTGATTTATTAGGCTTAGGTAGTATTTGTAAAAACGTAGATATAGAAAGTCAAATTTTTGAAAACCAAAGTACAATTGTAGGTATAGCAGCTCAATCAAAAGCTAATTTAGGAGATGTTTATAATTCAAGTCAGGTTTACTTAAATGCCGGATTAACAGATAGATTATCAAAAGAAAAAGGTCAAGGAGATGAAATTACTAGTGAAAATGCTAAGTATTTTTTAAATACTCAAGAAAGTAGTTTTTATAGAAAAGTTCTTCAACTTATGGTATATGCTAGGGACTATATGGTAGGTTATGGAGGTAATGTAAGTATAGGACCTACTCAATCTCCATCTCTTCTTAATTTACTTACAGGTAATGTTTCTACTTCTAAATTTTTAATTAACCAAAATGATAGAAGTTTATCTACTCCTTCAACTCTTCTAAAACAGTCTTTATTAAGATTTGATGGTGATTTAGGTTTTAAAGCTTTAATTCCTTTTAAGTTAAGAATTACATTAGAAGGAATAGGAGGAATAGTTGTAGGACAAATTTTTAGAATAAAACAAAATGTAATTCCTAAAAACTACTATGATAAAAATTTAGGATTTGTTATTACACAAATAAACCATTCTTTAAAAGACAATCAATGGGAAACTACATTAGAAACTCAAATTTGTATTTTAGAAGATAAAAGATACTTAGACTTTAATGATTTTATTACACAAGACAGAGGCGGATTCAAAACATTTGTTGAGAAAATAAAAGCTATTGCTATATTATATCCTATTTTGGTAGATTTTATTAAATTTCAAACTATGAAATCATTAGTAGGTTATTTATACGCAACCACCAACAATTTTACATTTACAGAAAATATAGATGAATATTTACTTGATTATAAACAAGGAGATGTAACTAAATATTGGGAAAACAATATTCAAGGTTTTTTAAATCCAACAACCCCTCCTCAAAATTCATTTCCCATTGGTGATTTTGGAGATTTTGTAAAATCATGGACAAATAATTGGTTATCAATATATGGAAACGCAGAAACAACTCCTGGTAGTGGCATATTAAATAAAGATATATTATTCACAGACACCCAAACTATAGAACAAATATTAAATATAATAGGAGGAGAAGGATATCCTGTAGGAACTGCACCTGGTGAAGCATTTGAAGGTTGGAATAATGAATTAATTTATAAAACTAATCAAGTTATGACTTCAAACTATGGTTTGTTTTATCCTAATGGTAGAGATTCGTTTTTTGGCCCACCAGTAACATCATCAATAGAGAAAAACGATGATTTTTATAAATTAAATAATAATCAATTAAATACTAATATTAAAAATTTCTTAGACATTGCTCAAGATAATACAGGTAACAATCCTTTTAGAATTATAAAAGAAGCATATGAGGCTGGGCTTGGATTAGAAAATGGACAATCTTTAAATGATTTTTTCTATTATGATAGTTATGTAATGTATGGCCAACCAACTTCTTTAGGTCACCCATTTTATGATAATCAAAATACAACAAATATATATAATCAAATTTGGTGGTTAGAAAAAAATATACAACCTACTAATCCTAATTTTGTCTTTGCCAAAGGAATACAACAAACATTTGGACGTAAAATTAACTGGACTTCTACATATCTATACATAGATCCACAGACAAACCAACAAAGTAACAAAACAATAGATACAGAAAGATATGGTAAGAACGTTACCCCAGCAGAAGAAAACGAACTTATATACAACCCCAATGATAATTTGTATACCTAACATAAAATCATAAATGTATATTCCATTAAATAAGATAGATCCTAGAGTTTATTATACTAATGGGGGAGAATACTACTATGCTTCTAATTTAACAAATTATGTAGGATATTATAGGAAAGATACTAATGGAAGAGCATATGCTGGTAAAGAATTAACAGTTAATTCTCCACAGTTAACACCTTCTATTATAGTTAGATCAAGTCCTCCTCCTAATATTAACTTAGGATCTGGTCTTTCTACTACTTATCTTTCAATATCTAGAAAAACAAAACAATCGTTAATAGAATCTTCTAATCCTATACCTGATAGTTTGCCTCCTACACAACAAGAATATGATCAAACCTTTTACACAAGATACTTTTTAGAGTATTTATTAAGTAGTAAATCTATTATTGTAGAAGTAAATAAAGGAACCTATTTTAACTATGTTAATAGTAATCTTCGTAAATATTTTAATAATGTAGAATTACTATGGAAAATTAGTGGTCCGTTGTATGATGTAAAAGAAAATGGTATACTAATAAAAGGTGGAGTTATTGATTCTAATTTAAGATCTATAAACCAAGCTCAAAAAACCATGCCTAGTATTAGAGATTACTTAACAGATTTAACTCTTTATTATAAACCATAATATTTATTGTATATAATCTATGAAATACCTATTGAACGAACATTTAAATGTATTAAGAATAGCAAATATTCAAAATGAAGAAAGAGAATATGAAGAATTCCTTCAGTCTTTATATGAAATAAATTTAATCAGCAATTACTCAAAAGACCAACTTTTAAATGAGAGTTTTGTAGATAAAGTAAAAGATACTTTTAAAAAAGCAACAGGTCAATCTAAAAAATATTTACAATACAGTTTTAATCAATTTAAAAAGAATGGTGAAAAACCTTCTGAATTTGTAAAAGATATTGGAGATGTTTTTTCTGGAAGTGGAATAAAAAAACCATCTGATTTAAAAACTATTTTAAAATTAGCAAAAATTTATTCTTTATCTCCTAATAACATTAATGAAGCTGATGAAAAAGCAGTAGAAATTTCATCTGTAAGTGATTTAGAAAAATTACAAAATGGACAAAAATTTATTTGGAAGGGTAAATACGAACCAGATTATGAGGATACAATTGGAAAAATACTTAATCCTATAAGAGGGAAAGTTGGTCAAACAAGCGGTGATATTTATGGTTTAGTACCAGATGAAGAATATTATTGGGCTTACGATGATGCAAATAATCAAAAATACTTAGTTAATAATAGACAAAAAAATACAATAGAAAAATCATCAGACTATGCTGGTGTCAAAGTTATTCAAAAAATAGGAGACTTTTTTAGAAAACACAAATGGTTAACAGCTGCGATGGTAGCTCCAGTAATGGCTTCAACTACAACAGGAGCAAATGCTGAACCAATTGGTGCAATAGTTAAAGCAATTACAGGAGATAACGTAAATATAGATAATACACCAGATAATGTAACTGGAAGTAATCCTGATTACATGGGTGATGATGATGGAGATAAAATAACATCAGCTGGAGGTGGAGATGATGTTCCTGACAGTATTAAAAAACCAATCAAATTAGGTGGGGATGGTCAAATCGACAATCAAGACTTTAAGGTATTTAAAGACAAAATAAAAAGTTTAATTCCTAATGAAAATGTTGATGATATATCAACAGCAGCCACATTTGAAGTAGGAGAATACAAATTAACTCCTGAACAGCAGAAATGGGTTGTAGAAAAAGGTACAAATAATGTATTAAATCAAATACAAAAAGTAATAGCAGAAAAAGGAGTTACTGACACTATTACTATAAATGGAGACATAATTGGTCACATTTCAAGTAATGCTGGAGACCAAGACAACGTAGCAAACGATGGTTCAGATTTAGTTAAAGCAAGAGCTGCTACTGGAGATGATATTAATAAAGAAATCCAAAAAATTATAATCGAAAAAGTTAAAGGAATATTTGGAGATAAAGTTAAAGTTGTATTTAAAGTTCAAACTCAAGCAGACAGTAATGTAGATGATCAAGTTCAACATAGAGCTACTAACTATACAGCTGACCAAAGTGTTGTAATTGAATATACAGTAGATACTGATGGGGGTGTAACATATACTATTAAAAATTGGCAACCTATTGTAGCCGTTACTGGTAAAGGAGTTAATGATATGGGTCAAAGAGTAGATATTAAACGTCCTGATGTTAAAGGCTCTGAAGATAAAGGCTCTGAAGATGAAGGTCCTAAAAGAGATGAAAGACCAATCCCCACAGGTGATGCTGATCCTGATGAAGCTAAAAAATTATTTAAAAATAAAAATTTAAATAGAAACCAAGAAATATTTAGTGTGTTAAAAATGGCTAATCCTAACATTAAAGGAGATCCAAATGATACAACTTACAAGTCTTGGTATCCTACTATTAAAAAAGTTGTTATTAGTTTACGTAAAAGTCCTGATACTCTTTTAAAGAAGTTTCAACAAGTAACGGGAATTAACTTAAGTCAAAGACAAAAATCAACAGGAAAATTTAAAAGATCAGGAGTAGCTGAAAATATTTCATTAGGAAACATGTTAAATGAAGCTGCTATTGACCAAACTTTAGCAAGTATTGGTGTTACTGATGATGCTATTAGAAAAAATAAAGTAGAAGTAATGGCTATGTTAATGGCTATGTATAATCTTCGCTATGATGATGTAGACAAGTCCAAATTAACTCCAGAAGAACAAAAACAGTTAAAAGATATTACTGTATCTGAAGAATTAGAAAAACAAATTCAAAAACAACGTCCTGATGTGTCAGTTTTAGAAAAAGACATTGAGTCAAATTCATCACTAAAAACAGCTTTAAGTAGAATTAATACTTACGATGAATTTGAAGCTTTAGTTTTAGGAATGGCTGCTTTAGTTAATCCAAACTTTGCTAAACAAAAACAAGACATTAGAACAGCATTAAGTTCTTTAGCTAGTAAAGTTAGAGCTATGAAAGAAGAAAGTGATACTCCTTCAGACACAGAAGGAGTTTACAAGATTATTGAAACTTTAAAATTATTAAAAAATCATTTAAATAATATAAACAATAGAGAAGAATTTGAACAATTAATTTTTGTTTTATTAAAATACATTGATCCAAAAGGTACTATTACTAAAGATACAAGTAAACTAGCAAATGCTATAATAGCTGCTTCTAATGCAAGTTCATTAAAAGATGCTAGGCCTGTAGATTTAGATAAATTAGGAATATAATAGAGAGGCTTGGTTTTTACCAAGCCTTTTTTTATAGTATTAATAAAGGTTATGCATGCTATCATTGAAACAAAACTACAATTAGAAAGACTACAAGAATACTGTGAAGATTCTTGTTTTGTTCAAATTATTCCAGGCAATGATTGTTTTCATCCTAAATTTAACAATATAGTAGCGGTTTATTATCATTGTTTAAACAGTAAAGGCTACATTTTTCCAATCAATCACAGTGAAACATTTAATTTAGATTGGCAAGATGTGTTAGATTTCTTAAATAAACACAAACTTATTTATGTTTTAGACAAAAAGTTTCATGATTATTTTTTACCGTCTACTTTAGAAACAACCGACATTCAGTTTAATATTTTAAATAAAACTAATAAAGTTTTTAAAGCTGATGAATATGATACACCGGCTCATACTCACTTTTACAGAGAACATTACTTTAGAAACAATATTAACAGTATAATTCCCGTTACTAAACACTTAGAAAAATGGGACCATGTTTTTACTAAAATAAAACAACACATGAACTACAGACCAAATACTTGGTTTGACAAAGAATACACTAGTGTTTTTAAAAGAATTGAACAAGAAGGTATTAAAATTAGTCCAACTAAATTCAATCACTTTTTTGAACCTACATTTGAAGACTACAGTATCAGCAAAAATAAAATACATACTTCGTACAATCTTTACAACATTACTACAAGACCGAGCAACGCATTTAACAACATTAATTTCGCCGCACTTCCTAAAGAAAACGGCGCAAGAAATGTATTTATTCCCAACAACGATTACTTAATAGAATATGACTTCTCCGCTTACCATCCTTCTCTTATTGGTTCCCTTTTTAATTTTAAATTCAGTAGTGATCCCTATGCTGATATATCAGAAATACTTGGAGTATCAAAAGAAGAAGCGAAGGAAATTACGTTCAAAAATCTTTATGGAGGAATCAAAGAAGAACACAGAAATAAGGTGTACTTTGGACAAGTCAATGGACTAATTAAAAAAATGTGGTTGGTTTACAATCAAGAAGACAGAGTAAAATTGGCAACTGGTCGAATTTTACATAAGTCTGATGAATTAAGTCCAACAAAAATATTTAATTATTACATTCAAAGTTTAGAAACTAAAAGTAATGTAGAATTAGTTGGAAAAGTATTAGACTTTTTAGAAACTAAGAAGAGTAAAATAATTCTTTACACATATGATTCTATACTTATAGACTTTAGTAAAGAAGACGGAATTGAAACAGTAACTAAAATAAAAGAATTGTTAGAAAGCACAGGTTATACAACAAAGATGAAGAAAGGACTAGACTATGGTTTATGATATTTCTTCGATATTTATTAGTAGTATTCCCTTTGACATGAAGAATAAGTTACTGTGCTCATTTACAGCCCAAAATCGTTTATTAGACACCATTGCTGGTATAACTTCACGTTATGCTATATTGTACGATAAAATGTTTGTATTGGAAAGTCCTCAAACAACTGAATATATAATTACCTATAACATAGATACAGAAAATTCAGTAAATGAAATACCTGAAAATACTATTTTATTACACAGAAAAAAAGAATCAAATACTTTATATACTATTAATGCTTTAAATACTTTAATTAAACAACTAAACAACGGTATGTTAGACAACCAGTTTAAAGTAAGTTGGAACGATTATCAAAATAGTATATTGTTAACTCAAGGTCCTGACCTTCGTATTTTAAATACAAAAATTTACAAGATTATTAATATATAATTGGCTTTTAGTCTTTTATTTGTTATATTAGTAGAGAAATAATAAAATTGTTATGGATATTAATCAAATCAAAAATCGCTTGAATTCCCTTCAAAACAAGAAAGGGGGCTCTCAAAACAAAGAAGAAAGAGCAAAGAATTTCTGGAAACCTACTGTAGGTAAACAAATTATTCGTGTCGTTCCTAGTAAGTTTGACAAATCAAATCCTTTTAAAGAGGTTTATTTTCACTATGGTGTAGCTAATCGTTCAATGATTGCTTTGACTAACTTTGGTGAAAAAGATCCTATTGTAGAATTTGCAAGTCAACTTCGCAAGTCATCAGAAAAGGAAAATTGGCAATTAGCTAAAAAAATCGAACCTAAAATGCGAGTATTTGCTCCAGTCATTGTTAGGGGTGAAGAAGAAAAAGGTGTTCGTTTGTGGGAATTTGGTAAAGAAACTTACCTTGAATTGTTGAGCATGGTTGCTGACGAAGACATCGGAGATTTTTCTGACATCTATGAAGGTCGTGATTTGACTATTGAAACTGTAGGACCTGAAGTAACTGGTACTAAGTACAATAAGTCTACAGTACGTCCTCGTACTAAAATTACTCCTTTGAGTGACAACAGTGCACAAGCTAAAATGTGGATGAGTGAACAACCTGAAATTTTGGCTCTATACAAAAAGTATGAGTATGATGAAATGAAAGGTATTTTGTTGACTTGGTTGAATCCCGAAGCTGACGTAGAAGAATCAGAAACAGAAGAAGTTGAACAACCAGTAACTCCAGTAGTTACAAGTTATTCAACTCCTGTTAAGAAAAAGTCTTCGTTTAATGAAGATGAGTTTGATGCTTTGTTTACTGACGCTAAAGCTCCATCTAAATTTGATGATGAAGACAACGATTTACCTTTCTAATCTGTAAAAAATGGCTAAGAAAAAACTAACAGAAGCTATTTCTGGTGCTGTCAAAGGAAACTTTAACCTTGAATCGTTTAAAAAATCAAAAAACTTAAGTAACAATCAAGTAACATTTAAAGATCAACGTTGGATTCCACTTTCAGCAGCATTCCAAGACGTTCTTTCATTACCCGGTATTCCTATGGGCCACATAACTTTGTTACGTGGTCATAGTGATACTGGTAAAACAACAGCTTTAATTGAAGCAGCTGTATCAGCCCAAAAAATGGGTGTATTACCTGTGTTTATTATTACTGAAATGAAATGGAACTGGGATCATGCTCGTCAAATGGGCTTCCAAATGGAAGAAGTAGTAGACGAAGAAACTGGAGAAATAGTAGATTACACAGGTAATTTTATTTACGTAGACAGAAGTTCACTTAATACTATTGAAGATGTAGCTAGTTTTATTGCTGATTTGTTAGATGAACAGGCTAAAGGAAGATTACCACACGATTTGTTATTTTTATGGGACTCAGTTGGTTCAATACCTTGTTCAATGAGTATTGAAAAAAATTCAAATAACCCTCAGTGGAATGCTGGTGCAATGAGTCAACAGTTTGGTAACTTTATTAACCAAAAAATCATTTTGTCAAGAAAATCTAATACACCATACACAAATACAATGGTAGTAGTAAATAAAATATGGGTATCACCAGCAGAAACTCCAATGTCTCAACCTCGTATGAGAAATAAAGGTGGTGATACAATGTTTTTTGACTCAAGTTTGATTGTAACATTTGGAAACATTACAAACAGTGGAACAAGCAAGTTGAAAGCTACTAAAAATGGTAAAGACGTTGAGTTTGCTAAACGTACTCGTATTATGTGTGATAAAAATCACGTTACTGGTGTAACTACTAAAGGAACAACTGTAATAACAGTACATGGTTTTATTGACGATGATCCAAAGGCAATAGATCAATATAAAAAAGAACACAAAGACGAGTGGCTAACAATATTAGGAGCAGGTGATTTTGAAATCAAAGAAGATTTATCTGAGTGGGACGAAAGTAAAAATGGTATTTTAGCCGTAAACGATGGAGAATAATATTGATCCAGATTTTCAAGCGATAATAAATAAACTTAGTAAAGCAAGACAGGACAATAGTCCTGTTTTGCAACCTAAGGTACTTATTATTGATGCAATGAACACATTTTTACGTTCATTTGCTATTATTAATCACATAAATCCTAAAGGCAACCACATTGGAGGTCTTACTGGTTTCTTAAAATCAGTAGGTTATGCTATAAAACACACCAATCCTACAAGAGTTATTATTGCTTTTGAAGGTGAAGGTTCAACTCTCA